AACCTTGGTTTCAGCTTTAAGCGATGTAGTGCCATTGGGCGGCGGCGCGGCTGGTACGGCAATCTTACCGGCCACTGTCGGCAAGTGGGCAACATTGGTGTCAGATGGCACCAATTGGATTATCATGCAGGCGGGATAACAAATGATTAGTCATCACTTTGGCGCTGGTGTCTATGCGAAAGAGGCGCATATCCCAGCAGGAAATATTCTTGTGCAGCACAAGCACAAGCATGATCATCTGTCAGTGTTGGCAAGTGGATCAGTTGAGTTGATCGTTGATGATGTCAAATCCATTGTTCATGCACCAGCGTGTTTGACAATTCAAGCAAACAAACATCACGGCGTAAAATCGTTAACAGAAGTAGTGTGGTATTGCATTCACGCAACCGAATGCACCGACACAGATGAAATAGACGACGTGTTAATCGTTGCTGGTGATGACGCTGAAATGCACACACTTGCTCAAAATTTAAAGGAGTAGATTATGCCTTGGGGATTTATCATACCTGCTGCGGTATCGCTGTTTACTGGTTCTCAAAATCGTGAAGCCGCATCACGTGCTAGTGACACTGCAACGCGGGCATCTCAAAGCGCTGAAGCACTTCAGAAAGAAATGTTTGACAAGCAGCTTGAGTTGAACGCGCCATACCGTGAGGCTGGCGTACTTGGTCAAAACCGTCTGATGGAATTGCTTGGCCTTGGCGCAAACAAAGGCGCTGCCGACTACGGCAAATACAGCAGGGATTTCAGTATGGCCGATTACCAAGCAGACCCTGGCTACGCTTTTCGATTGGGTGAAGGCATGAAGCAACTAGGCCGCACTGCTGCTGGCCGTGGTGGTTTGATCTCTGGCGGCACCATGAAGGCATTGCAAGACTACGCTCAAAACTCTGCCTCGCAAGAGTACGGCAACGCATTCAATCGCTACCAAACCAATCGAGCTAATCAACTTCAACCTTTGGGAAATTTGATGACATCTGGGCAAAATGCAGCGGCTGGTGCTGGTGCCCAAGCTGGAGCATATGGTTCTAATGTTGGCGACTTAATGGTGAACAGAGGCGAAAATCAAGCTAATGCTTTGTTGGCCGCGCAAAGATCAAATGCGTCAAGTTATGGTGATATTGCCAAACTGTATGGTCAGACAAACCCTAATTTTGGAAGTTTGTTTGGCGGTGGTGGCAACGGCTACTACTCAACTTAAATACGCGAGGTTCTAATCATGGCAGTAAATTACGGACTTTTGGAACCTGTGAACATTGCAGGTCAGTTTATGGCTGGGCGTCAACAGGCCCAACAGAACCAACTTGCACAACAGCAAGCCGAAATGCGCCAGCAAGAATTTGGAATGCGTAAGCAAGAATTTGATGCGCAGGCTGAAGAGCGTCGACTTAAACTTGCGGATTACAAAACCAAACAAGCAGGGTTGGATAAATTTCTTGAGTTGAGTGTGGCGAACGGGAAAACTGGTTCGCCAAAAGAAATGGCGAGTAGTTTTTATGAATATGCAATAACGCAAAGAGATCCTCAATTGATTATGTCTGCTCAAACAATGATGCAGGCGGCTGATGACCGAGAAAAGTACGATGCTATCCTGAAACGCCAACAGACTATCTCTGCACAGCAAGCACCCGCACCAATGGCCGGTGACTTGGGTACGGGCACTTTCGGCATAGATAATATACCTGGTATGCCTAACGCCCTTGCGTCACGGGCAGCGCCTATGGTATCTACCAATGCCCTTGCGCCTACACCAGCAGCGCCTATGGCAGCAGACCCAGTAGCAGCCATTGATTCTGAAATTGCACTGTACGAAAATCTTAGAGACCCTCGCGCAAAAGATAAAATAACAAGGTTGCAAAAGCAACGTGATGAGTTGACAAAACGATACACGGTTGGCAACACGCTAATGAATCAAATGGGCGATGTGGTTGGGACTGCGCCTGCGGCAGCAAAAACCATTGGAACTGTCAATCCAAGTGACTTTACGTCAGCTTCCGTAGCAAATTTTAATCGATCTGGCAATTATGGTGATTTGGTTCTTAAACCAGTAGATCGTGCACCCCGCCCTGAGGCAGCGCCACGGACACAACAAATATCACTTGATGATGGTAGCCTCGGTATCGTAAACATGGATACCGGCGTGATCACACGCTCTACGATAGATGGCGCTCCTGCTTCTAAGAACACATTGAAGCCATTACCTGTGCACGCCCAAAAATCGATCACAGGAGGAGCAGCTGCTTTAAGTAAATTAGACGAAACAATCAAGTCCGTTGAAGCAGCAGACGCTACTGGATTTAAAGGCTTCTTACCCGATGTACTGCTAAATCGGGCGGACCCAAAAGGAACCATAGCCCGTGCTAACATTACTGACATTGGGTCATTGGTGCTACATGACCGAAGTGGCGCTACGATCACCGCGTCAGAAACGCCCCGATTACTACCCTTTATTCCTTCGATCAAAGACGATAAACCGACGACATTAAAAAAATTGAAGCGGATGCGGGACATCCAAGCGGAAGAATTAGAGGCATTACAAGGCACTTATACTCGCGACCAAGGTTACCGGGAGTTCAAAGTTCCAGAAAAAGCAGTGCCTGGGGTAGATGGGGCACCTCCTGCTGGTGTTGACGCAGCGCTTTGGAATGTGATGACACCAGAGGAGCGGAAATTATGGAAGAAATGACCATTGATCAGCGGCAAGCATTGGCGCTTGCCAGTGCCCGCTTACGCTTACAACAACAAGCGCCTACTTCTGCTCCTGTTGAGGACACCCGGACCCCTGCTGGCCGGGCGTCGGTAGGCGACATCGTAGCCGGACTGCCCGCGACGCGTATAATAGCGGGGCTTGCGTCTCCATTCGTTGGTGCCCTCCAAATCGGAGCTAATATTGGGGATTATATTAATGAGCAAATGGGTAAAGACCCAATGCTCAGCAAATATCTAGCCGAGAAAATCGGTGAATATGAAAGTTCTAAAAAACGCGGGATGGCTGCTCTCGGGGATACTGTCGGGACTGATATAGCTGGGACTGTAGGAGCGGGGGTCTCCGGGGGTCTCCTCATGCGCGGGATGGTACCTGCCACTGGCTACGCTGGTAGGGTAGCCCAGGGTATCGGCGTGGGCGCGGGAGCGGGTGCGACGACACCCTCTTCGACGCCGGGAATCGAGCAGTCGATGATTCAGGCGGGCACAGGAGCAGTGATAGGCGGAGCAATTCCAGCTGCAGCCCCGGTAGTAAGTACGGCTGCAAGGGGAGCTTATCGTACATTCGTAGAACCATTGACAAATCCAGCTGCGATCAAGGGACGAGCGTACATGGAAGCCGCTGGCGACAAAGCCCCTCAGATTATCAACGCTCTTCGGGCCAGTCAGCCCGTCGTACCGGGCAGTTTTCCAACGGCAGGGGAGGCTGCCGCAAGCGCAGGTCGTGCCGAATTTAGCGCACTGCAAAGAAGTGCCGAAAATGTGTTACCTTCTAACTACCTCGCTAGGACGGATGCACGAAATGCGGCACGAGCGAATCAGTTAGGTCAGGTAGCGGGGACGGAAGCAGAAATGGTAGCCGCACAGAGACTCCGCGAAACGACGGCTAAGCAAAATTATGGGCTGGCAAAGATTGAAGGCATCGATCAAGATATGGCGGCGGCAATGCAGCCGCAAATTGACAGTTTGATGGGTCGGCCTTCGATGATAGAAGCTAAGGCATTGGCAGTTAAATTAGCGCGGGAAAAAGACATTGCACTCACCGATTTCGGGTCGATTGAAGGACTAGATTGGGTCAAAAAAGGACTAGATGAACAAATATCTGCTGCTGCCAAAGTCGGGTCCGCTGCCGGGAAAGAAAAATTAGGCGCGTTGATGCAGACTAAAGCGGATTTGTTAGCAACGATCAAGGAAATCGCACCCGCTTACGACGTCGCTCGCGCAACATTCGCGACACAGAGCAAGCCCATCAACCAGATGGAAGTCGGACAATATCTAAAAGGTAAATTGACTTCCGCTGTTGATGAAACGGCGGGACAGAGAGCAGCATCCTTCGCGGGTGCCGTGCGAGACGCGCCTGGAACATTAAAACGTTCACTTACCGGCGCTCCTAGGTACGAAAAATTGTCAGATGTTCTTACACCTGACCAAATAGCGAAGGTCGAATCGGTTCGTCAAGATTTCGCAAATATAGCACGGCAAGAATTAATGGCCCAGAAAGGTGCTCAAGTCGGACCTAATGCTATGGAAATAGCGACTCGTTCAATATCCAGCGCTACGGGAGGGAATAAAATTCCAAATCCCCTCAGTAGAGTAGTTACCATGGCGAACGCTGTTATCGGGCGACTTGAAGGCAAGATCGACCGAAAACTTGCTATCGAGATCGCTGCTGAAATGCTAGACCCTAAAGTAGTCGCTGCTGCCCTAGAAAGAGAAACTGCGAAAGTCGCACGGAAAGCAGCGACTGCGGCTACAACCAATAAACTTCGTTTGCCCGGCATGGCTACCGGGGTTAATGCCCTAACAGATGTGACGTTTGAATAATGGAAACTCAACAATTACTAAATATCGGACTCAGCACCGTCATGGTCGTCATTGGCTGGTTTGCCCGTGAGCTTTGGGCAGCGGTCAAAGAATTGAAAACAGACCTGTCTAGAATGCGCGAGGACTTGCCCAAGGTCTATCTTGCCAAAGATGACTACAGGTCTGACTTGAAAGACATACGGGATATGCTGAATAAGATTTTTGATAAACTAGACAACAAACAGGATAAACAATGATACTCGACTCAATTCTCGGGATTGGCAACAAGCTGATCGACAAGTTAATCCCTGACCCAGAAGCCAAGACCAAAGCGCAACTTGAACTGGCTACGCTTGCACAAAACGGCGAACTTGCCAAGATGGCAAACGACACCAAGATGTTTGAGGTGGAGCAACAAAACACCACTGACCGCTGGACAGCAGACATGGGGTCAGACTCTTGGCTATCCAAAAACATTCGCCCAATGGCCCTCATAGCCATCTTCGTGGGGTTCTTTACGTTCACCATGATGTCGGCCTTTGGCTACAACGCCCAAGAAACCTACGTCCAGCTTCTCGGCCAGTGGGGCCAGATCATTTTTCTGGCGTATTTTGGTGGCCGCACTGTTGAGAAACTGGCCGATATGCGCAGTAGAAAATGAGCAAAGAGCAGTTGTCAAGCTGGGTGACCCTTATTGCATCGGTCACTTTAGCGGCTACGGTCATGGCAATGGTGTCGGTTTTTGTTCTTGGTTTTTTTTGACGAGAAGGTTGACAACAACAAGCTGTTTGAGATTGTAGGCCCAGCCTTTCAGACAATCATCGGTGGTTTTATCGGACTAATTACAGGCATCAAGATTGGAAGCAACAGTGACACAACTAAGTAAACACTTCACGCTTGAAGAACTGACTCACACCGACCACCGGACGCTGGACAACTCACCCAAGCAAGAAGAGATTAACAACCTACAGCGACTGGCGCAATTTCTTGAACAGGTCAAGACTGCTCTGGGAGGCAAGCCTGTGATGATTAATTCTGCCTTCCGGTCTAAAGCGGTCAATGACGCAGTGGGCAGTTCTGACCGGTCACAACACCGGCTGGGCTGCGCTGCCGACATTCGTGTTCCCGGAATGACCCCCGATCAGGTGGTGCGGGCCGTTATCGCTGCAAGTTTGCCCTATGACCAGATCATCAGGGAATTCGATGCCTGGACGCATATAAGCATCCCCAACGTAGATGGCTCACCTCCGCGTCGACAGGCTCTTATCATTGACAAGACCGGCACTCGCGTATTCATTCCTGTTCCTCCACGATCGGCTTCGGAAACTTAGACGCGTTACGGGCGGCACTGATTGATGACCATAGGTGTGGCACTGTCTCCTGTGTCAGATCGTACGCATAAGTAGAACCATGCCATTTACCTGACGGACGGGTCTTTTTGAACCCAAGTCCTCGAAGCACCTTCTGAACTCGCAACACATCATTCTGGCTTTGCCTCGCAGTATCGATCTGCAGCACGATCCCAAGTATCAAATGAAGTGGGCCTGAGCGAACGTTAAATCCAGATGCAGGTTGGCCGAGTTCGTAGCGGGGGACGACATAGAATATTTCGTTAGCGTAGCTGTCCGGGTCGGTAAGAGCATCCCGAATTCTCTGGAACCATGGCTCCACATTTTCAATGCTGATCTGCCGATCCCCTTGCTCTTCAGTTACTAACTCTTGCGGAACTTTATACCAATCTTCGCCAGATTCGTAAGCGTGGACCGCTTCTGCCCACATCTGTTCCCGTACTTCTTTCAGATTCTGTGTCCGGACTGGCCCACACTCACCCACGTGGGTCGGCCAGAAGCGACGGGCGCCCGTCAAATCGGAGATATACGCTTGTCCCACCTCATTCGTAGTACCAGCAAAAACACAAGTGCGGGGGTAAGCCTTCGGATCGCGTTCATAAGAGAGGCGGACGTCATCGACGGTGGTGGTCAAAATAGCCTTGAGCGCTTCCATGTCAGCGCGACGGACGGTTGCAAGTTCCGACATTTCCACGATCATCTTACCTGCGATCACCGCGACCATATCTTTATGAGACGTTCCCCCACCGGTCATACCGCCCGAATACTCGGTGTAGAATTGTCCACCGAGTATTCGAAGTGCTTGTGATTTCCCAATGCCTTGAGTGCCTTCAAAAATCAGCATGTGGTCGGCTTGGCATCCCGGTTCCATTGCGCGGGCCACGGCGCTAATTAACCATTTACGCCCAATTGCCCTCGTGTATTCAGTGTTTTTAGTGCCCATATAATCTGGAAGCCATGTATCAATGCGGGTAGTACCGTCCCAGACTAATTGTTTCAGACTGATACGCAGAGGGTTGACTCGGTATTCACTAGCCAGATACTTGATCACTTGACTGGTGTGCATTTGTTTAACCCATGACTCCCCAGCAGAATGGAACCGGACCATCATGTTGATTTCTTCTTCTTCACTACACTTCGGGCAATCAATGTCCCCGATTTTACCGACGCGAATCCGGTGATCATAATCCGCGACCCAGAACATAGGCACAATACCTTCATCCTGCATTAAACGAGCGCGGTTGATAACGCCCACGATGTTTCCTCTCTCGTTATTATCCCCGATTGTCTCCCGCTGAAACCGCTTACGCTCTGATTTAATCAGGTCTTCCAACAGCAGTATTCGGGGACGGGCGCATTCTTTACGAAGCTTCTTCATGATCTGAACTAGCTGCTTCCCGGTAGCGCAAGCCGACTGAACTAATTCATTATCCATCTCGACAGACGAACCATCGCACCAGTCCCTCAGCCGATCATAAATCGTTTCGGGACTTTTATACGTCGGGTCGATTTTTTCGCGAAATTCCTTCCATCGGAATGCGGAGCAAGAGTCGTGAAGACACCGATACACTGGCCGGTTGCTGACCAACCCGACCATTGGGTCGGAGTGGGTCTCATTAAATGGACATTTCGATATAATCCACTTCTGGCCCTCATTACCAAACATAGGGCGTGGGCCACTCATGATCGTCTGCCCCCGGTCAGTCAGCCATTTCACCATGTCGGAAATATACTCACCGGTCATGTCCCGGAACTCATCCGATTTCGCATCTCTTAATGGCCGGGCCACGTTTTCGATTTGGTCACGGGTCAGCAGTTCTAACTTTTTAGGTACCTGAGTCAACATGGCGACCCGGTGCGGGCGGTCAACTGTATGGGACCCTTTAGCGCTTACCGTACCATAGACCTTCCAGACTCGACTTGAGTTAAAGACGGTGACGTCTACTTTAACCGCATCATCTGAAAAAATAGAGGACAACATTTTGAGGGCGTATTCAAAATCTATCCGGGTCGGGTCGTCATTCGGCTCGTCAACCCGGTACATTACATGACACCCATTACCACTATCAGCGCGTATTGGTTCCGGCCACCCGATTGAGGTCAACCATTCAACCACATCATCCGCCTTGCGAAAGGCAGTTTCATATTCTGACTTAGAAGACGAGATCCCAGCGGGTCGAACTGCATCGAAATCAAGTAGGAACCAGCGGCGGCGCAAAATGTCAACGTCCGATGACGTCATGAACGAGCCATAAGTTAGCGCATTCTCGCTACGAGCCATCAACGCCGGTTGAATCGGATTCACGGTCATGTAAATCGACTGGTGTTTCCCATTCTCTTTGGCAATCATGGCAGCAGCGACGCCGGTATCATTAAAATATCCGCTGATTGTGCCCGCTTTTGTTTTAGGGATTCTAACCTCGAAAACGTCTCCCGGAGCATGCAGTAGATCGAGCGTTGCCTTAATGATAATAGCTGGCTTCGTCTCTGCGTATTCTTTAAATTGTGTCACGTTAAATCCTTGTCAATGTTTTGAGCGCAGGGGTTAACACTTTTGCGATGTCTGCTTGATCGCATGTGGCCGTACATATTAGACGCATGTCGTGAGCGTTGTGGATCTCGGTTAGTGCACTGTGGTGTTTACCATCCACCAGATATATCGCACGTTTTATTCGAATTAAAAAATGAATCGGCATTCTAGGAAGCCAACGCCGCATGTATTGGTGTTGAGAAGCCTCAACTCTGACCCGACATATCTCGGATAATTCAACATCCATCGCTTTCAATTCTAGCCACCCGACTCGGTGTGCGGCTTCGTCAATCATAACGTAATGTAGATCGGGAACACCGGGACTGATGTGCCTATCTTCATGCCAAGTGATCTCCCATTCGCCGGTCATTGCCGATTTCAAGAAGTGACGGAATTTGAGTTCAGCTGCGCTCATACGCATAAAACATGATATAGTCTTTCACGTGTGTGATCACATGCTCCGGCCAATGGTGCTCAGCTACTGCGCGGTCAAATATTTTAAGTATCTGGTCTTCCAGCCCCTCTTGGGCGTGAGCCGCAGTCATATCAATGCCGTGTAACCGAATAAACCGGATTCCGTCTGCGATATCGCACATCTTGACTAATATCTTAGTGCTTGGTCGGCATTCAAAAATAAAATTCTTTGGGGTAACTAGCTTTTCCAGGTCATCAACCCCGTCGATCATTTTCTTCGTATGGGACGGAATGTCGCCAGTGAACGCTTCCGGGAGGTCGTGTACCAGAGCCACAGCGCCGACATCCGTGTAAATATCAAAAATTCCAGCGGGGGCGGTGTGTGCGATAAGCATAGCCAACATCGCCACATTCGCAGAATGTTCGGCCAAATTCTGGGTCCGGGTTGTGTCGATCATATGCCAACGTTTCACCGCCTGAATCCGCATCACTGATTCCAGCGAGTGCCGCTCTGGACCATACGCCAAGAATTTATGCAACATGACTATTCACCCCATTTTTATCAGTTGCCCATGTCCTTTTCCGATTGATATCGAGCTTTCGAAGAACTGCTGTGGTGACGTCCACTTTTTTGCGCTTCGAGTAGTCCAGTAGCAGAATAAACATATCCGCAATTTCGTTGGCGTCCCCATCCGACTCAATCATTTCAGCGATCTCGCCGTACATTTTAAGATACATACTGGCGTCATTTCGGTTGGGAAAAGTATCTTCTGCCCAGTTAAAGACTCCCTCGGTCAGATACCCTATGGGGGTGTTATGGTCATTAGCCCAATCAGGTGGGGATTCGTCAGTGATCATGAATTTAAACTCCAGCTGCTTCATTATATTCTCCCATAGTCGCGACATCTTCATCGTCCGGACCAAATCCAAGCCATGCGACATCGGGCGGATTTCCATTAAGTTCAGAGTGGGCTTCTATCTTTTCGATAATGTCATGTAATTGATCGGTCCCATCAGTGTAATTGGCGAAATTCAGGAAAACTCGGGTGTCCCAATATCCACCACAATGAAAAGCTGCCTCCTCCGCCTGTTTTTGACTGAAAGTAAAGATGCGACGCTTAAGCTTAGTAACTGTTGTAAACTCTGGTTCGACCTCAAGTTGTTCGAAGCTGGTTTCTTCTTGGTCCGGGTAACAAGGCCCACTACTCCCGGTCCGATTATTGACCCGGATAGGAAAGCAACGCATAGATCCAATAACCTTCACATAGCTAGCCCATCGATAGGGTAGTGCGCAATCGGCGCTGATCTGCCAAGGTGTTACATCACGGGAGGTAGTGTACGGATATTGACCATGATACATCGAAAGGCTAAACCCCTGCGCTCCCTCGACTAAGACGCTTTCAGCCCGATTCAAAGTTCGACGGTATTGCTCAGCGGTAGCCACATACTGCCCTAACTCAGTGCCTGCCCAACGGGTTCCGGCGACGTTTGGATTGTCTGGATTACGTTTAATACGTTCAATAGCTGCAGCACCGACACCATGTACGGTAGACCCGATCTTGGCCATGCCCCATTCAACTTCCTGTTCCGTGTGGTATTCTTCAATCACGGCGGCGTGAGGATGAATAAGAATCTGCTTGTCCTTGAGCAGGTGGCTGTATTTCTTGATTTCCCCTAGTAATGTGGGGCCGTGAATCAAAGAGCCGGGGCCAATTAGCACCTGTTTTACTGTCGAAGAAGATAGAGCGCCAGTAGGAATCTGTTGCGTCATCAAATGCATTCCACGTGATTTATCGATGTAAGTATGCCCGGCATTAACTGCAAAGGAGCAGATCGCCGTGTCATAATCGCCACGTTTAGCCAGATATCCCGCGATCAAGCCCTTACCGGTAGACCCATATTGGAAGTCCATGACCATATCAATTTTATGTGCCATCATTTACTCGCTTCATACCAATTGTGACCAAAATTTCCAGAAGCGGTAATTGGTACCCGCATCTGGACCACGGAACCCTCGGAATTGAAGTTCGTGTAGCGTTTGACAATCAGATCTTTCATCTCATCGTCTTGTTTCATGCTGACCCCGATCTCGTCGTGACATGACATCAGGAGTCGCGCCGGGAGTCGCTGGGAGCGTATCAAAGTGTCGACCTCCACCAGACCGATTTTATGCAAATCGGCGGCGTAAGCTTGATAAAGTAGTCCCGCTGCCTTGTGTGCGCCTGTAGGGAATCTCAAGCGGCGACCAATGGCGGTCCGAACATGTCCGGTTTCTTTAGCCACAGCTTCTGCCCTTTTCATAAACTCTTTCACGCCGGGGAGCTTTTTGTGATACAGATTAAACACGTCGGTGGCTGACTGTCCAGGTACGTATTGCATCTTGCCACGACTCTCTTTGATGTCATAAGGCATCCCCATCATGAATGCAAGCTTCCCAGCCCCCGCACCAAATGCAAGTCCTAGGTTGATCTGCTTCGTGTTCGGAGCGCCCGCATAAGTCGCATTTCGTGGGATCCCCGTCATGTCGCTCACAATCTGGTGATAATCCAAAGACGGGTCCAGCGCATAAGCATCTATAACCGACTGGTCGTTGATCAGGTGGGCTGCGCATCGAAAGTCAACCTGCGAGTAATCAGCACAAAGCCATTCGTCCCCGGCGTCTGGGAGAAACATGGCTCGGAGGATAGCGGCATTAACCTTGTCGCGTTTTGTGATCTGTTGTAGCGCTGGGTCTGTAGATGATAGGCGCCCGGTAACAGTCCCCGCATCTGCGTCGTTACGTGTTTGATTGAACTGGGTATGTACGTACCCATCCCCATCAGCACTTCCGATAACGTGGCCACGGATGAAGGTGTCCCGGAGCTTGATCGTTTTACGAAGAGCCAGTATTTTCTCAGCCAAAGGGTGTTTGATCGTCCGCATGACATTCTGGTCAAGGCTCGGCCCTTTACCGCCTTTCGTCGGTCCAACGAGCGTGCCATCGAGGAGACGCCATTGGAATTTGCTGATCGGTTCCGGTTTAAAGAATTCGCGGACCTGAGGGGACGAGTTAACATTGAATTTACCTCCTGCGATTTCGTTAATTTCAGCTTGAAGAATCTCTTCTTGGTCGTCCAATCGAGGAATAGCAGCATAGGCTGCCTCGAGGTTTACCCGAACACCAGTCCAAGACATATCAGCTAGTACGGGCATGACTTGCTGCTCAAGATGAAGCACCCGATGTAGATCCTGCTTGGCTACTTCAGACTGCTGGGCACGGTAGATTTGGAGGGCGTCGGAGGCGTCAGAGGCTCCGTACCGGGCTACCATAGCGGCAGGGACCTCGGAGAGGCGAGAGAGTACCTCCCGACTATCTCGCCATCCCATCGCGGCGCGTATCTCCTCTAGTATCTGGGTCTTCTGGCTATCGACATTACGGTACCTGGCAATGCTAGCTAGATCGTAGGTCAGGTGGTGTTCGTCGATAAGACACTCGGCTACCATCGTACAATACCAATCGGTCAACCGGGGGTCAGCTCCAAGTACACGAGAACACTGATATTCATACTGAGCATTTTGCGCGACTACTGTCCGGCCTTGAATAGTCTCGCGTAGCCATTCCACAACACTAGGATTATCCCGGATATCCCAATACCAAGAAGTGTCGTCAACAGCCACAGCGATGCCAAAAACCCGAAAATCGGGATCCCAATACCTAAGACCAGTGGTTTCATAGTCAAGTCCAATAATTTCATTTTTAGGTATCTCGGGGAACATATTATATTCTATAAAAAACCCCCCTACCCGAAGGTAGGGGGCAAAACCCCATGTGGCAACTGCAATGGAGCCATGGGGAGGGAGACTCAGTTAAATATCGCCACGATCGGCAGGCGCAGCGTCTTTTTCGGGAGCGGCACTCGCGTGATCGGCGACGACTTCACCAGATCGGAAAGCAGCGTAGACGCGCTCCGCCTCTTCATAGATCGCCTTAGGCGGAAAACCGGCGGGTTGCACGACGAAGTTCTTAAACTTCTGGCCTTTCTTGTTCTCGTCGGTAAAAGACGAAAGCTTGTAGACACGACCAAAGCGATCACCACCAGCGATCTGAATCATCGCGTTCCATTTACGGGAGACTTTGGACTTGGTTTTGGCCATGGAGATGACGATCTGCTCTTTATCGCCTTCGGGCGTAATGCGTAGACCATAATGCACCGGAGTGTCCACGATCTCCAAATACTCGGGGTTCTCACCATTCTTCACCTCCGTACTCTTACGTTCCTCTGCTTGTTCCAAAGTAGGGAATGACCCGAAAAACCCGCCACCTTGATCTTGATCTTTCCAGATAAGATACTCTAACCGGAAATAAACCGGGACGAAATAAGCGTGATCACCGATAATCTCCTGCGTCACCGAATTGAACAGCATTCCCTCGCGGGCATCCGGGTCCAATTCTTTGATCGGCGAGAGAGCTTGGACGATTTCGAGACGCGGGAGCACCATGTCCGAGGATTTAACCTCTTCCGATCCACGTCCAGCACCTTGCTTGATATAGTCAGGGGTGGCGCTCACTGCAAACGGATCTGCTGCGATTGTCGCGACTTCTGCGGTCTTCTTACTAGTAGCCATTTTTCATTTCTCCAGACGCTGCTTACAAAAACCAGTCCGCTCGGCGTCATCGAGGTAGGACCAGAGGGGGAAACTAAGCTTTAACGATGGAAGCCCGGATGAACGGGGTCACATTAAGGCATTCAGGGATCTCGGCACCTTGCTCGATTAAGCGGCGAACCAGTGCTTTCATGCTGCTGGCGTTATAAGTCTCGCTGATCATTCCGTCCATTTCCATGTCGCGAAGCCATTGCATTGCTGCATCTTTTTTACCGGCTTTCGTCGAGCAATAAAGATCACCAGCCAGTTGTACGCGTCCGATCCCCGGAAACGTGGCATTCTTGACCTCGATCTGGTCCATCAACTCGGGAATCTGCTTCAAACGCAAGTCGTCGATCGCGGCATTCGTGGTCGTGAGCGATTCTTCAAGCGTGCTTTTCTCAGTCTGCAGCTGCTGCATTCTAGCGCACAAGTCGCGTAGGGTATTCAAGTCGGCCATACTATTTTCCTATTAATTCAAGGGTTACTAAAGACGCCTCAGGGAGGCTGTTATCCAAGACGCGATATCGGTTTTCCTCGCGCCTCCAGACGAGGTAACGGGGGGTCTTTCCAGACAACCCAAGCTGATGGCCCACTGCAAAGATCGCCGTGGGCTGTCCCGTGGTGATAATAAAATCTGTCGACGGGTCGTACTCCCGGACAAATGCTGCGACATCCAAGTCCCAGTTCATCTGAACGGACGAACGAGGGTATAGTGGCATATCGTTGTGAGTGATAAACTGAATCTCCCCGTAGGCCATTGCTGGGCTGTAATCCATCGCTTCGCTACCGGTACTACTACGCACCGACTGCTCTTTCACTATCCAAACTACTGGTCTTTTCATATTGATTCCTATTTAACTATCTGGGCCTCTCTCGACCCGGTATCCGAGTATACCACGACCAGGACCGGCCCGTCTATCCCCTAGCCGGTGAGTTCCATACTTTCGAGCGGTGCGCCGTTTTTAAGGCGGTGCATGATATACTCTTCTACATTCATTTTTTCGGCGTTGGCCGCTATGATTTGCTCGTCGATCGTTTTTTCCATCACCAAGTCTAGAACCACCACGGAATTCTTCTGCCCGATTCGGTGCGCTCGATCTTCCGACTGCGCTCGATCGATATAAGCATTCGTGCCAGAATAATAGACCAATATATCATTAAAAGTGCTAACCAGGGTAAGTCCCAGTCCCGCTGTGGCTGGATTACCGATAAAGAAGCGAAGAACAGGGTCGTTACAATAGCGGTCTTCGATAGCCGATCTGGCTTCCTTCTCAGTAGCGCCATAATATTTCTCCACAGCCTGCTTTCCGTACTTCTCTTCCAGTCGATTCGCGATATATTCGATTTCATGAATAAATGTACTCCATATGATGAATTTCGACCCAGCTAGATTATCTTCAATTGCTTCGAATAGTAAATCCATCTTCGGATTATCTGCAAGTGGTTCTAGCGTCACCTTTTTAGTTAGCGGGTCTTGTCTGGGTAACCATCCTCCTACCACCTGTCTCCAGCGAAGTACTCGTTCCAACACGTTATCCACCTTGATTAGCGGAGCGTTCGGATCGCCGGTACTGCCTGTTTTAATAAGGCGTAACAGCGTTTTTTGCTCTGGGGTCGCCGCGCAATACCGGGTTTTCGGCATCTTGGGCGGTAGATCTAACACGTCTTTCCCGACCTCGACGGTATACGGCTCTATCAGCTTCATCAATTCTTCGATATTTTGTACCCCCACTATCTGCTTACCCTCGTATCCGCCCATCGTAAGATACCGAGTCTTGAAGCTCCAATAATCCCCACTGCCTATGATATTAGGGTCGAGAAATTCGTACTGGCTCCAAAGATCTTGAATACCCAGCGCGATAGGTGTCCCATTAAGTATGAGCCGATATTTAGCGGCGTCGCGGAATTCGATAGTTCGCTCTGTTCGCTTAGCTGCCGGGTTCTTTATTCGACTACTCTCGTCTATGATGACCATGACGTTACGACGGGGGAAGAAGCCACAAACGCTATCGTAAAGCGCCGAGGAGACGCCAAGCCCTTCTACCGATACTGCGAGTATTTGCAGTATATTTTTAGGATGCTCACTGTAGAATTCTTGTAAGGACTTCGATTTTGTCTCGTGAACCCGAAAATCATACTCTACCGTCGCGTATTTCACTAGTTCTTTACGCCATGTCGCTCGAAGTGTTGAAGGACAGACGATTACTACTGAATCGATCAACCCGGCTTTGAACCGAGCACACGCCAGATGAATTGCGGCAAACGTCTTTCCAGTGCCCATTTTGGCGAACCAAGCAATCGCCGGGAGATTCCACGCTTTATCCAGCATCTTACATTGATGGTCCATTGGAGTATAAGCAGTTTTAGATTTAGTGAAGTCATACAGGTGGTAGGGAAATGGTTGGTACTTTGGTCCGGACATCAAGCTCTCGTAGTCACGAATCGCGACGACCGATTCCTCCGTGAATTCGTATAAGAACAGATGCTTAGTCTCATGTAAGTGGTAAATATTCGCACGGACCAATGGCATCCGCCATGTCTTGCTTTTTGGGTCGAATCTGCGACTCGGAAAATTCCGGGCTGCGTCCGCGAGGAAAAACGGGTACGCCATTTTCAATCGGCGGCTTTTCGCATCATAATCTACTTTAACGACATTAGAGAGGCCCATCGTCTACCTCCAATTCGTCAGGTATATTGAAATCTTCAGGGTCATACTCTTTATGATCTTCGCCCGTCCCCCCACATGCCAGACACCTAGAGCCGTCATACTGGCCCTCACCAGTTCCAGAGCAACTCATGCAATAATATGCCTCTTCAAGTTCGCTGGGCGTCATCATGGCCCCCTACTCTTATATCGTTGATGATCATTAGCCCCTGATCGTATGATATCATGTTTTTCTGGAACGTACATTTCTCCGTCGATAATATGATTGAACGTACGCGGCTTGGCCACCGGGTCCATGCGGACGTAAGACTCCTCCCTGAGTATTTTTGAACGTCTTACAGGGTCCAATGAGTCAAGTAATTCTCGTAATTCTTTGTCCTGCGCCATCTGGCGCTTGCTGTTAAAGCCGGTCATAGTTCTCTCTCTTTCAGCATGGCATCTGCAATGCTGTATGCAATCTCAGCAATATGGCTATTGGAATATCCTCCAACAGTTTCAATAGTTAACAGGCCCTGCATAGCCAACCCTGCAAAGTAGTCACGCAAGGTCATGCCCGTTTCGTCAGTGCGGTGGGGGTTAGGGAATGCTTTCATGATTTTGCCCACCAGTAGCCTATGCACATCATACCGAAGCTGAATACTCCTAATAGAGCCAGCATCGTCCACACGCCAGCCGCGAATGCGACCCATAGTGATTTATCATCGTCCAAAATATTTCTCCTCAAGCACGGTTAATCCCTGTATTTCTTTTGTCTTTACATCCACGGGCGTAGCAAACACCTTGTCTTTGTAGCGCCACCAGCGTTCTGTGCGGGAGACGTTGTAGACGGGGATTGCATATCCCGCGTCGTATATTTCTTGCAGTGTTGCTTTTTGTTCTGATTTACCCATACTGCACCTCCTTAATGCACGATCACAGCGTCGGTGAATTTCACGATATTGACGAATCCGGCGTCTTCGCGACTCTTAAACCCCTCAGGCCAATGCCCAATGTAGGGCACTGTCTGACCGATTTTACCAGCATACCACATGAGGGGGTCACTGCATTGGGTGATCAAGAGCTTGCGCTTGGACGTGTCTGGGAGCCTCTCGACGGGTGTCGGGCTATGTCGGGTCGGGTCGGGGGTCCAGAGGGTCTGGACGATACTGGGAGAGTAGGCGTGCGGGGTATCGGGACGGGTCAGAGGAGCGGCAAGAAGCCACCGATCCCCGAGTAGCCGAATCGAACGAATCCAAGCCCGTTGATTGTGGCGATTCTGGGTGCGAGAGACGAGATCGTTGTTGTAATAATGCCTTGCGCGGGTAAGCATATTGGTCTTCATGATAACTCCTATTGAAACTATGGGGCGGCACCTTACGGGTGCCAATCGTTACCGAATATTACGCTTCGGCTGTCGCTGGGGCGGCTGCAGCTTTCAGCACTGCTTTCGCTTCACGGGCTGCTTTCGCTAGAGCGACGCGTTCAGCTTTCGCGGCTGCTTTTTCCACGATCGAGACGCTGGAATCTAGGTCGTTCACCTCGACGTACTCACGGATCGTCTCAATGGTGAGATGACCTTTGCGCAGTGCTCCACGCATCTTGTTACGCAGGTTCATCGACTGCTGTCCGACGTTGAGGTGAGTGTACGGGTTCACCTCTAGCTCTAGCACGGCTTTCGCAGTCTGAATGACGCCATTCGGGGTCACGCCGTCGAGCACCTGAGCGAGTTCATCGTTCGAGCGAAGCTGACCGGTGACGCCTTTCACGTAGACTCCCTGCTTCACGCGATCAGCCAGAGCCAGCATGGACCCGACGTATTTACGAGTGCCGTCCGGGTTCAGCGCTTCCAGACGGGCTGCGCGTTCAGCCTTGGCTGCTTCCCGTTCTTCCTTCGTGGCAGTCACCTTGGCCAGCTTCGCGGCTTCTTTTTCGGCCTTCAATGCGGCTGCGGCTTCCAGCTTCGCGGCTTTCGCTGCGATCTTCGCTGCGGCTTTTTCAGCCGCTATTTCTTGTCGGGTCGGTTCCTGCACGGGTGAGGGATTCAGGGTTTCAGTGTAGCCCTCTTCGTTCGTGAACGATTCAGCTGCGGGCTTGGATTTGCGGGTCATAGTGACTTCCTTAGGAATAGCTCCATATGGAGCGGGGTTGAAAACGGAGAATCCCGAGTGTATACCAGCTGGGGGGCTATTGTCAAGATCGTCGGACACAATGTTCACGGTGCCTTCAATGGTGTCTGGGTCCGGTATCGGTCGCCCAGTCCTGCTGTTGATCATCCGGACGCGTTTACGTTCATTAGCCATGGGATCCTCCTTAAGTATGGCGATTGCAGATTGGAGTAGGAGATCCTCCCGTGTGGGAGGGTCGTTCAGTTTAAGCCGTCGCACGGAGCACATGGTCTTTAAGGGTCACGCCTCCTGCTTTGATCATTACACCGATCATAGTCTGGTAGGTGTCCAAGTCCATATGGCCCATGAGCATCGCGTAGAGGTGGCCAGAGGGGATGCCTTGGGGTCCGGACGACGCGATGACTTCTTGGATGGCGTCGAGTACGGGCTTTACTCGCTCGAATCTCTCAGATTCTAGTAGTGCGCGGGTCTGGGGGATTGAATGGGTCATGTCAACTCCTTGGTTACTACTCGGGTGGCTATTTGGCTGCTTCCGTCCATCATCATTGCAGCGGTATGTGCAGCTTCCATCGCATCCTCTAGTGCCAACGGGTCTTCGCTATGCACGATGCAGGAATAAATGCCGCCGTGATTAGCGGCGTGTTCCCATGATGTGTACTGATCTAGGTTGTACATCTGAATAAAAGTGTTCATGTCAGTTCCTTTGGTATTTCAATTTCGTCGCCCAGCTTGGAAGCTACGTAGCAGCGCATTGCTGCAATCAGCGGTGTGTCGGCTTTTTGGGTGTACTCAGGTAAATTCATCGCTCTGATGCGGTATCTACCGTGGTGTGCGACCCACCCATAAAATGTCACACTCAGATCAATCTTTTCCCGCTCAATAATCGGCCCACCTTGTGCCCAGTCGGTTGAGTATTCGTATGGGGAATAGCCCTCGCATTCGCCGTGTATCGCGTAATGCACCGCCCAGTTAAGGGCGGCGCCGGTCAGTTCATTTGTTTTCATGTTCAAGTGCTCCACCAGATTACGAGAGCGAGTGCCAAGACTGCGCCGATCAGGGATGCCAGTAATGCGTCGAGCCATGCGCGACGTTCGTGGGATTGCTTGTAGTGGGATCTCATTTGGGGAACTCCTATGGTCTATTGATGGGACTCGATTCTATCACGTCCACGGCAGGCCCGTCTAGGTACTGCCGTGGGGTCTTCCGTCACTCTTCGCAGACTAGCTGGTATGTGGGTACCTCCCGAATTTCTGTGCCCGTCTGGACCTTTCGGCAGGTCGCGTTTGGCGCGTCAATAAGCTTGGCCGTGAAGGTGATATTGACTTGGACGGTCCCAGTGACGATATTCGCCGGACGTTTGAACTCGAATACTCGGTCTGCCGACAATTCAGTCGCCCGATCGGTGGATTTCTCGACGTCAAACCCAGCTTCCAGCAGCGATCGCATCAACGCGGGGGCAATACCCTCTTTCATGCTGGTCACGTCGTGGACGATCGAGATTTGGAGAATGACCGACTGAGACCAGAGGCAGACATTGGTCCATGCATACGGGCTGACGTCGGGATAGCGAGCTAAAACGGCATTCAAGAATTTCGTCGTCTTCGTCAACGATTTCTGGCTTTTCCGTACGATCGCTAGTTCGCGCTTGTAGTATTCGATGGACTGGACTCTGGTGTTGATCAGGTCGGCAGTGTTCAAGGTGGTCATGGTGTGGTCTTTCTATGTGCTATGTCGGGTTTGCGGAATGCTCCCGTCTCTGACCCCCCTTTTGCGGGAGGGGCAGAGGCTGGGTCATTAGGCTGTCGTCTCTTCGTCTTGGACCTGCTCGACTGCTTCGATCAGGACGCCGACGCCGAATTCCTCGCGCTTGAAGCAGCCGCGCAGCTTATTGCGCAGATTCATCGACTGCTGACCGACGTTCAAGTGGGCGTAGGGGTTCGCGGGGAGTGCCATCGCGATGATGCAAGCTCGGATGACCTGAGCGGGAGCGAGGGAGCCGAGGATCGTCGCGACTTGATCGCCACAGCATGGCTGTCCGTTCGCTGCCTTCTGATACGCGCCCTGCGCCAGACGTTCACGCAGGCGGAGCATGGGACCCTGATATCCGGTGGCTTCTTCGTCTTCGCCGTCTTCGCCGTCTTCGTCATCATCTTGTCCGTCTTCGTCATCTTGTCCGTCAAGCTCTTCGCCCAACGTCTCGGCGTCATCGATATAGTCTTGGCGTCCTTGGGTGGCGTCGGCACGGCTGATGCTTTCGCCATTGCTGAGCTTGACCCAGCGCCCCTTGATGGACTCGATCGTGACGATTTCGCCGTCGATGACGAGCATCTGGCCAGCTTGGATGGTGGTGGTGTTCTGTGCGTTCATGGTGGTATCCTTCTATGTGCTATGGGTGGCGGTATTGCCGGTGAGCCTCTTGCATCTCTGGGTTCTATTTTATCGCGGTGTCAACCCCCTGTCAAGCATAAGCGTTTTTATAGCGAGAGAAAAGTCGATAGTCGGGGACTATGACCCAATGATGAAGGGGTCTACTGAAAAAATGCGCGACATGGGCGTGCACGCGTAGCAAGACTCGTGCCAGCTTTCAAGTGTTTCACGTGGAACAGACCCTCAGGAAGGTATCTCCGTGGTATCTCCCTTGCATCGTCTTGGACTGGGCTATGTCGATACCGACTCGAACGATAGGTCTTGGACGATAGGTCTTGGACGATAGAAGGTGAACGGGCGACGATGTTCCACGTGAAACAGCCGTGACCCCCTCCTACTGCAGGGACGAAGAATGAAGGGTCCCCGATATGCCGCAGAACTGGCACGCTTCTTGCCAGATATTCCCCCTCCAGACCCCTCCTGCTGTCGGGGGTTCCCCCTCCTAGGCCAAGGGTCATGGCCCCTATTCGACCCTCCTATCCCCTCTGACCCACTCCTATATCGAAGATAGTGTGGAGGGGGGAGGAGGTTCTGGACGCAGAGAGACGTGTCTCGTCGGGGTCCAGAGGGTCGATAGGAGCGGGTGGAGTGGGGTAGGAGGGTAGGAGGGGGGGATCCCCTAGTCTGGAACGTGGAACACGCAGTCCTTGGCCCATGGAACACGTTGCGTGAAACCAACATGGTGTTGCGTGAAACCAACATATATATAGGGAGGTGGGGGTGCAAGGTCCTTCTCGACAGCGATGCCGTATATTCGCAGATTCCTTTCTACACTACAAAAATTCAAGGTCCATGAAACACAGTACATACCCTCCGGTATATTTTCCGCGATATAATACCCTCTTCGCGCTATTTACATATTTTCCGGAAAAACAAATATTCTAAAATTCATGAAACACGAGATACCCCCTCTCATACCACTCTACCCGCTCCTATCGTCTCCCCGGACCTCCGTGGCTCCTCGTGCGCTCTCCCCGGATTGTTGTCCCCGTCATCTACATTCTGGAAAAGATGAGAGTGGGTAGGAGTGGTAGAGTGTCCCCCGGAGCATGTTCATGACATGTCAAGAGTAGGTAGGAGGCGGTAGGAGCATAATCGATGAAGGGTGGTTCTAGGGGGGTTGACAGCTGGGATCGGCGTATGGTACACTCTGCATATGAGTGATGTTACAGACATTGAACCCCTGCATTCCGTTGATATGACGGAGGACGGTCAATTCGAGTATCCAATACTTACTCAAGCAGAGGACACATTCGCTCTTGCAGTCATCGAATGCGGTGGGAATGTAGCGTCAGCGTACAAAATGACGTTCGGTGCCGATTCTCCGTTCCCGGTAGCTCGGGGCAAGGAATTGCTAAGTAAGCCTCAAATCGCTTTAAGAATCAAGGAAATCACGGATAAAATCCAAGACGCGTCCCTAATATCAATGGGCGCTCATCTATATGAATTAGCGGACATCCGGGACCTTGCGAAGGTATCAGGACAGTTAAAAGTCGCGTTGAACGCAGAACGAGCGCGAGGTGAAGTAGTCGGGTTGTACGACAATTTCGCAAGCGGCGGAAAGAATAACGCAGGACCCGCGAATATCCAGATCAATATGGTTAGCAAGTTCGACGTAAATATATAATGCACGAATTTAAACTTACCGCTAAGCAAGAAGAAGCCCAAGAAGTGCTGGCAGGAAGTGCTACGCACGGTATGTTATTCGGCGGGTCGCGGTCTGGTAAGACGTTTTTGCTGGTTCGAAATGTCGTGCTACGCGCAATGAAGGCTCCACGGTCGCGTCACTGCATTTTGCGGTTTCGTTTTAACCACATAAAAGCGTCAATTATTCTAGACACGTTTCCGAAAGTCATGGAAGTATGCTTTCCAGGGGTTACGTATAATCTCTCGAAAACTGACTGGTTCGCAGCGTTACCGAATGGCAGTGAAGTGTGGTTCGGCGGACTAGATGATAAAGAAAGAACAGAAAAAATCCTGGGTCAAGAATATTCAACGATATATTTCAATGAGTGTTCACAAATCCCGCAAGGTTCTCATGACATAGCGATGACCCGGTTGGCGCAACTTGCAGAAACTACGTCGGGCCATTTCTTGACTCCACGGGCGTTCTACGACATGAACCCCACGAACAAGATGCACTGGGCATACAAGATATTTATTCAGAAGATCGAACCTGAGACGAAAAAGCCTCTAAGTCACCCAGAGAATTTTGTGAACTGCAAAATGAACCCGGAAGACAATGCGCAGAATTTATCTTCAACGTATCTAGAAACCTTAAAAGCGCTCAGTCCGCGTCTCCGAAAGCGGTTTTTGCTCGGTGAATTTGCCGATGTCACAAATAATGCGCTCTTTAATGACGAGAATTTCGAACTCTGGCGAGTCGTTGACGGTGTGGTTCCCGACATGGTTCGAATCGTTATTTCTGTCGACCCGTCAGGAGCTGGAGATACTAACAATGCAGATAATGACGCTATCGGTATCATCGTAGCTGGCATTGGAACCGATGGCAATTGTTATATCATGGAAGACATCACCGTAAAAGCAGGCCCGGCAACATGGGGTAAAGTAGCGACGGATGCTTATGACCGTCATGAAGCTGACGCAGTGGTTGGTGAAGTGAATTACGGTGGCGCGATGGTGAAACATGTGATTCAAACAGCTCGTCCACGGACCAATTTCCGAAAAGTCACAGCCACTCGCGGTAAAGTAGTAAGAGCTGAACCTATTTCGGCACTTTACGAACAGGGTAAAGTGCGTCATGTCGGGTATATGCGAGATTTGGAAGATGAACTTTCAGCGTTTACCACGAACGGATATATAGGCGAAAATAGTCCGAATCGCGCTGATGCACTCATTTGGGCCGTTTCTGAGCTTTTCCCTGGTATTATTAAACCCCGCAAAGAAAAGCAAATCGCCGAAGAAGTGCGTCCACGTATGTATTCTGGTCGGGGACTTACATCTTCATGGTTAGGAGCATAGAATGGCGACGAAAAAAGTATCCTTATCAGTCGGGCGCGGTGAGAAGCTGCCTACCTCCCAAGGCGCTGGACTGACTGCCAAGGGCAGGGAAAAGTACAACGCTGCAACTGGTTCTAATTTGAAAGCGCCGCAGCCCCAAGGCGGCGCACGCAAGGACTCGTTCTGTGCCCGTATGTCTGGCGTGCCTGGGCCAATGAAAGATGAAAAGGGTAATCCCACCCGCAAAGCTGCTGCTTTAGCAAGATGGAAGTGTTAATCATGCCATTAGTCAAATCAAAAACACCCGAAGCGTTTCGCAAAAATGTGAAGGCTGAAGTAGCCAGCGGCAAGCCGGTGAAGCAGGCCGTAGCGATCGCCTACTCTGTCAAGCGCGAAGCCGCAAAGCCCACCCCGAAAGGTAAAAATGGCTGATCAAACGGGCATGGTCGCTGCAGCTAATGTCGCCAATGGCGGCGGGACAAAAGACAGCGACTCTGAAATCCTTGCCACGGCCCGTTCACGGCTTGATTTGGCGGTATCGGCCACGTCCGAGTCGCGTGAGGATGAAAATGACGACTTGAAGTTCTACGCTGGCTCACCGGACAACTGCTGGCAATGGCCTGCCGACGTGCTGGCTACCCGTGGCGCGGTGCAGGGACAGACCATCAACGCACGGCCCACGCTGACGATCAACAAGCTGCCGCAGCACGTTCGCCAAGTTACCAACGACCAGCGGCAGAACCGCCCTGGTGCCAAGGTCATCCCCGTGGACAGCGACGCCGACGTGGAGATTGCCGAGATTTTCAACGGCATGATTCGGCACATTGAGTACATGAGCGATGCTGACGTAGCCTACGACACCGCCTGCGAGAACCAGGTAGCCTACGGCGAGGGCTACATCCGGCTGCTAACTGAGTATTGCGACGACAACACGTTTGATCAGGACATCAAGATTGGCCGGATTCGCAATTCGTTCTCGGTCTACATGGACCCGACCATGCAAGACCCTACTGGCGCTGATGCCAAGTACTGTTTTGTCACGGAAGACCTGACGCGAGACGAATACACCCGCCTGTACCCTGATGCAGCGCCTAT